AGCTGACACTACTATGTCAAAGTCTAATTTATTCTTATCCAGATAATCCTCTGCTGCACCAACATGAAAGTCAAGGGAGCATTCACTGTCAAACTTAGTTCTACCGAAATAATCCTTAGCTTTATCAATAGCGTCTTGAGAGTAATCAGAAAGAATAAGATTGTATTCTTCGTGCTTTAGCGCCGATGCGATTGGGAGGCCGATGCCTCCAGCTCCAAGTATCAGTATATCAGCCATAATAAGTCCAAACATCCTCTTCGGTGTAATTAGCGTAAAATGTAATTTGTATATAAAATATATCAGAGTTTTGATAGTTGTCAAGTATTCTGTTTTTCATTTTTTATCTTTATGTTTAAGTGTCAATATATTTATATCTATCTTCATCGTCTACTTTCAAGTCTATGCCCGATTCTTTTTTATTCCAAGGTCCGCATGTAGATTTTGGAAAAAATATATTAGATGCTTTTGACAAAAATGCTGCCCACCATGAAAATGTTGATTGACATATTGCTATATTGTTAAACGACATTATGAAAGAAAAATCTTCTTCTTCACTAAGATTTGATATTTTTGCCCCATAATTTTTACATAGATTTTGAACTATATTTTTGTCGTTACGATTATCTGTGCATATGAATATTTGCCCAATGTCTCCGTTTATGTTTTTACATTCCTGTATAGATTTCTCATAATAGCTATATGGAGTAGTCCAGTCGTCTAGCCCTTCGTCGTGGTAACATCTGGCATGTAACACCAAATCATTTTTTTCGCGCGTAGGAAAATTGACATTAGGTCTTAGCCATTTTTTTATTTCCGATTTATTTTGTTTATAATATTCATACCTCTGGCCAAAAAACTCATAAAGCTCTATCATTCCGTTGTGTCTCAAAATTTCTTCTCTGTCTATTTTGTGGCCTGTAATCCTAATGGGATTTTCAGTTATAATTTTACCAGATAAAGGGCTTTTTGTTTCTTCAAAACCATTCATAATATCGCTTCCTGGAACTTTAGCTATCCATCTAGAAGAATCATTTTCGTTTAAATAGCCAAGCATTAGGGACATCTCCTCCGCCAGAATTCTAGCAAAGCAATATTGAAAAAGATTATTTCCTAATCGGCCCTGAAAGTTTAAAGAAATCATTTTAAATATTGGCTGGCTTGTTTCCAGCCCTCCTTTGAATCTTCATTTACTCTAACTGCTCTGTCGTCAATGTACATAAACGCTCTTGGCTTGCCCATTCTGACTTCATGTCTTTTGACGCCGTGAGTATTGAGCCAATCAACCAACTCAACATAGCCTGCCTCGTATTGTCTAGATATATTGCCAAGCTCTAATTTATCGTATCTAGCCGTTAATATTATTATGTAATATCCTTCTTCGTATCTTTTGTTTACCCAGTCTATGCCATATTGCAGTGGCTTGGAATTTTTGTAGTCACAGCCTTTTGTTTCTGCAATAACTCCATCTACATCTACGACAATAGTTTTTTCGCCATTTGATATTTTGGCTTTTACGTCTATGTACAAATTATACTCCTGGGTCTTGATAGTAATCTATTGTATGTCCCGCATGCGTGTCCTCTGCAATAACGGTGTCAATTCCACATTTTTTTGTTTTATCTGCTAAATACTGACATATTGTATATGGCTCTCCTGTTCTGGGATTTATTTTTCCAGAACCGTGTTGCGTTTTTCCAAAATGGCAGAACGAGTTGCATTTCCATCTATTATATCCTGTTAGCAATTGCGGCCTGACTACCTCTTTAATTTTCTGAAATCTTTTCTTTAGCATGTCTTTCGTTGCTTCTATGTCAGAGTCGTCATACGCCATTGTAAACGGCCCGCCGTCGTTAATAAAATAAATGCTTGGTACTATTTGCTTTGCATCTGGATAAAGATGTGTGAGCGCATAATGATAAATTCTTAATTGTGGGTCGCCGCACAGCTTCCAAAAATCTTTTATCTCTCCTGTGGCCCAGTCTTTTCGCATCCCTGTTTTCCAGTCAGTGGATTCATAGACCCCATTTCCAGCGTCAGTAATTAAATCGACAGTACCCTTTATTGAAAGATTGCCATGTAGTCTTGTACCATCCGGCATAGTATAATCATATTCTGCCCATGGCTCATCAATTGTGATGTCAAAATGCGGTTCAGCGTCAACAATTTTTCTCTTTCTTGGGTCATAAGCACCGTCAGAATACTCAATTGCTTTCCAGGCCCACTTCTCACAATCCCTGTAATCTTTGTTACTAAAATCATGTATTGACTTTTGCGTATAATAGTCAAACGAGAGTCTGCTAAGTTCGTTTACAAAATCGTCTTCATAAATTCTATTGGTTGGTTGCTCTCCAAGCACATCGTCATTGAATGTAGGGCTGCTGTCTTGCTCTGCCTTTTTGCCTTGAGCTAAACACTCCAGCACCTTATGAACGACAGTTCCTTTTTCTGCTTTTTTACCTCCTGGGGAAGGTATGCCCAGCACGTAGGATAAGAAGTATTGCTGTGGGCACATGCCGTAAGCATTGAAAGAACTGCTTCTAAAATATGTAATTATCATGGATTACCGAACTTGGCCACGGAAGTAAAATTAACTGCATTCCACTCAGTCAATATATTGTACAACGCCTCGTTTTGTTCGCCAACTGACATTTCTTGATTTTCTATGTATGCGTCAAAGCCTTTAAAATTATCTAACGCGGTTTCACTATCGTGGCTATCTTCGCCTTTGAAAATGTCTCTAGTTAATCTTACAACCACACCGCCAGCATCTTTAATTCCTGTAACTTCGTTTGGAAATCTACAGTCAACTATGACAGCTATCTCTGGAGACTCTTTTTGTATTTTTCTTATTGTGGATTCTACCCAAACCTGTGGATATATTCTTCTGAAAAAATCTGTGCCCACGTATTGCATAACTTCTCTGGCGGTCATTTTTCGACTTCTCATTGTGTCAAAAATACAGTCTTGCAAGTTAATGTTGGTGAGAGAATTTTTATCTTCTTCTGTTCCGTAGCACTGTTGTTCAGTTAGACCAAGTATATCTATGCACAGCCTTTTCAGGTTGTCTGCAAAGTTATAGATTTTTATTTTTGGCCATATGTTATCTCTCATGTACTCAATCATATTAGGGTGTAAACTGTCAACAGGAAACACGCACGGCTTGTGTTCTCCTTCCGAATTTTCATAGGGTACAATCAAGTTTCCATTTTCGCTAATAAAAGCGTATTCCACTAAGTCAAGGGATAGCATGCCACAGCCAAACAGAAAGTTTCCACAAGTTGTTTTTCCAGACTGTTTTTTGCCAGATATGCCTATTATTTTCGTCATAGCGTGGCCTTTTCTATTATTGGTTTTATGTCTTCGGTTATTTCGTCTTTTTGAAGCTCACCGGCATCATCTTTTATTTTCGGGAAGTACATTCTGTATTGCCTATTTAGCTGCTCATTCAGCTTTTTACACCCCTCTTTTCCGGCTTCATCTGAGTCTAGCATCACTATAATTGATAACGCTCCAGACCTATCGAGAAGCACTCTTTGCGCGTCACTAAGCTCTGTGCCAAAAAGAGCAAGGCT